TCTGTAGCTCAGAAACTGGAATGGCCATTAGGGCTCAAAGACTTGCACAAAGCGAGCGCTAATCGAGACGCGAGTAGGATAGTCAACGCGCTTTTGCCACTCAGGACAAATCCACTTGTAAGACGTTGCTTCGTCTGGTGGTGTCCAGTCAAAGCTGGCAGCATCTTCTGCCCTTGCGTCTAGAAAAGTTTCGATGGTGTCAGAGTCCGTCTCTGTAATGTTCTCCCAAGTGAGCTGCCACTCTTTTGGGTTCATATGGCTTGGCAAGCCATAAAGCAAACGCTGCTGGTAGCCATCACCGAACTGAACAGTTCGAGTCCTTGGCGCGCTGGCCTTTTGGGCCCCGTAACTTGCTGCAATGTCTGGGAAAGTAGCCATTATGCGAGCATTCCTCCTGGGCGCTTCTGCTTGATTAGTTCTTGACGGACGGCAACGCCAATGGCTTCGCCAAGTCGCTTGCTACGGGCCGAGTCACCCTGAGCCTGCGAATCTGAGGCATCTACATTTACCACGATATTGCCAATGCCACCGCCAGAGCTTTCAACGCCTAAACGTCCATCAGGGCCGCGGCGTAAAGGCATGACAGCTTCAGGGCCCGCCTCGCCCATTAACCCCATGCCGTTTGCCATTGGGAAAACGGTGGGCTGATTAACTACGCCACCGCGAGCGAAGGGCACAATGTTGTTGCGCTCAAAGACGTTGCCGTAAGCGCTGCCGAAGATTTTGGGGAAGCTGCCAGCCAAGAATTGATTGACCGCAAACTTAAGAATGATTTGGCTGATGTCCTTAAGAGTCGCAGCGGCGACGTCTCTTAGAGATTTGGTTTTGTCAACTGCCGCGGTAAGCGTGTCAACAATGCCGCTGCTGATGCTGCTACCAATCGACTTGTAAAGCTGATCCATCTTCGCCGCAGCTGCTTCCTGCTTTTCAGTCAGCTCTTCCTGTGCATCAATTTGCCCCTCAAGAGCAGTCTTTTGATCAAAGAGCACTTGCAGGGTTCTGCGTGCGTCTTGGACTCGCTCAGCGTCTTTAATCCCAGCGCTTTCAATAATCCTGTTGATGCTCTGCAGTGTTGTTTCTTCCTGCTCAGTGCCAGCCAAACGAGCCTGAAGCAACTCATTGCCCCGGGCAATTTCAATGGCCTGCTTTGCGAAAGCCTGTTCAGCCTTAACGGCAGGATCTAAGGCGCCTTTGATGAAATCTTCTACCGACTTTTGCCGCGGCCCTTTGCCTTCTTTGTCTGCGGTGCCTGCAGTCAGTTTTGGCAAGGTCAGCCCGCCGCCGCCGGTTGGGGCCGCAAAACCTTCCTGCCGTACTGCCTTGAGCGTATTGCGCAAGAAATCAAGCTGCTCAATCAAGCTGCTGATTGCGGGGTATTGACGCTCAACTGCTTGCGGATCGGACGTGACCAGTTTCAGAGCGTTAGAGATGCCGTTGATTGCGGCTTCTGCGTTTTTGGCCTGGGCTTCATTTTCAATAAGGCCAAGGTTGATTGAATCAACTGCAGTTTGCAGGTTGTCTAAACCTTGAGCTTCAAGCCCGGTGCCTATCGCGGTCCTAGCCAGCAAAACTTGCACGTTGGCCAGTCCGAACTGCAAGTCAGACAGCCGCGAAATCAGCCCATTCAAAAAATCAAGCGCACGTTTCAACGCCGGCGCAAGCAGCTGACCGATTGCACGAGCAATCCGCTGGATGTTGTCCTGCAGAGTGCTGAACTTGCCCGCCAGTGTGTCTGACTGCGAAATTGCACCGTCTGCATATTTGCCGCCGGTCTCGGTCAGCTTGACCAAGGCATAATTAACCGCCTCGGCTGAGATCTGACCTTTCTGCAAAGCCTTGCTGAACTCTTCGCCGGTCAGGTTGTATTCCTCTTTCAGAACCTCAGCGAGTGCAACGCCCCTCTCTTGCAGCTGCAACAGCTCTTCGCCCTGCAAGCGGCCTTTTGCCTGTATCTGACCAAATGCCGTGGCAATACCGCTCAAGTCTGCGCCGGTGGCACCCGAAACATCGCCCAGGCGCTTGACGGTATCGACCAAATTTTCAGTATCAACCCCAAAGGCTTTCAGCCTCTTTGAGGTCTCAATTAGCTCAGAGCTGGTAAAAGGCGTGACCGCTGCAAACTGCTGCAGCTCTGAAATAATGCCCTTGGCGCTCTCAAGGCTGCCAGTCAGCACCTGCAGGCTTCTGGTTTGAGTCTCTAGCTCAGCAGTTTTGATAACTGCAAAACGAAGCCCACGAAACGCCGCAAACGCAACGCCAACACCTGCCAAGGCATTACGCAGCCCGGCAAAGCTTTGCTTGAGTGAATTGGTCTGCCTTTCTGTCTGCTTAAATTGACGCTCTAAATTCTTGACCTCAGACTGCCCCGAGACCTTCGCCCTGATCCTGATAAGAGCGTCTTGGGCCATTACTGGGAGCCTTTCTGGTTTGTCATCTGCAGGACAGTAGCCTCAATCACCTGCAGCTTTTCCAGCGTCAGGCGTTGATCCTCTACCTCGTACAGTTTAAGAAGCCAAGCAACCGCTGAATAATCCAGCCCGATCAGCCCGCTCATTGATACGCGCCACTGCGTCTGACACTGCAGGAAGATGCAGAACGCTTCCCAGTTATCCTCCCAAACCTCAAAGACCTCAGTCTTGCGAGACTTGCGCATTGCGTTGATCTCACCAGGGTCCATGCCCTGATCCATCAACTCTTGCGTGCTTTCTTCAAAGACTCCGCCGCCCTCGCACCAATGCTTAGCGGCGTCCTTTAGTTTTTTGCTGGCGCCCCGCCCAAGCTGTCGGAATAGGCGTTGATCAGGGCGCGCAACACATAGGGATCGTCACACAGCTCGGCCTGAGCGGACTTGCTGTAAGGCACCGCTTCGCCCTCTTCGTCCTTAATACCTTCCCAGCCCTCAAGGATCTCGCCAATCAAGGCATCTTCACCTTGCTCAACGAGATCTTGGAAACGGGAACGGCTCATCTTTTTGAAGACTGCCGTGAAGGTCTCTTTTTTGAACTTGCCGCCATCGACAGGGACTTCGACGGAGACAGGCCACTTGTAAGAAGAGACCTTCTTAAGGACAAAAGCCATGCAGCTTATGTGAACGCGAGTTGTAGCTCGTCGTTTCCAGAATCACTGGGGACCATAGTAGTCGGGATGTTCAACATCACAAGCCCTTGGTCTTCCGAGTAGGTCGGATTTCCAAGTGACAGGCCACTGGTAGGAGCAGTCAAAGTGATAATGTTCCCAGCGGTGTCACCGTGCTGAATGCTGAGGTTGCCAGCAGTACCGGCCACAGAATCAGCAAAGAAGTCATGAGTTGCCAGGGTCGGCGCCTCAATCACAAAGTTTGCAGTTGCTGCGCGGTTGACGATCAAAACCTCTTTGGTTGAATTGACCAATTCGCGGTAGACCACCTCGTTGCCAAGGTCGATCTCAGCCGACTGCAGCGCAAGACCGGTCTCTGAGAACAGAGTGAAACCAACAGTGTTGGTGTCGTTGAAGATCTCAGGATCAGCCTGATTGCTGAAAGTCAGCGTGGGCGATGCAGTATCAGTTGGGGCGTTGTACTGACCCGTCATCGTGAAGTTGAAGACGGGAATTTGGTTTGCGTTCAGGCTGATTGTGAACGTACCGCGGCAACCGGTGACGATGTGACGGATTCCGTCAGTGTCATAGTGGATTGTGCAGGACTCAAACCCGGTAGAACGCGGGGCATAAGTCACAGAAGTATCCGCAACGGTCGTGGGGTTCAAGCCACAAGCGCGCAGAATCGGGTCATATTTCGGAGCGGTGCCAGCAGTGCCCGAACCGGCATACTCAATCTCAAAACTGACGACAACGCGAGTGTTGGCGATCAGCTGAGGGCTGTTGCCGAGATAGCTGCGGATCAGCTCACGAGAAAGAACCTCAGACTCTGCAGGTTGAATCTCAAGGTTGCGCAGCTGAATAGCATCAGCCGAACCCGTAGGGGTCGGGTCTGTGCCGTACGTTGCTTCGATCTTGGCAAGGCAACTGCGGACGCGGGCTAGCTTTGCCATAGGTCAAAGCCTCAAAATCAATCAAAGGTGATAGACCCAGTTTAGTTGGCCTACCTGATCAAACCTAGGCCGACGTCAGATCTTCCCTGTCGGTGCGGTATTTCACCAAATAATCCATTGCGATGACGCCTAAAGGAACGTCGGCGTCAAGGAAGGTGAAGTTTGTGGTGTCTGCGTCGATGTCTAATGCAAGACCGTTGCAGGTGTGGTCACCCATGATTGCAGCGTGCACATCCTCAACCAAAGCGTCGGCCGTATTGCCTGGGGTTGTTGAACGGACGTAGACAGAAACCCGGACCCGCAAGGTCCAATTTGTTTTGCTGTAAAACTCTTCTGAGGGATCGTCTGAGACAGGCTCTAGAACGATTGCGGGAACATCAGCCCGAGCGAGTGGCGCGGTCCTTACGCGATGAATCGTCGCGTCTGTAATCGCGTCAAGGTTGGTTTTGATCCGAGCCAGGATGCTCTCGCGTCGGGTCGTCATGTCCGTTGCAAGGTGATTTCACAAAGCAGGCCGTCGTCAATTTGGCGATTTTCTCGAACGACGTAGGCCACAGAATCAACCGTGATGCTGTCACCGGCTACCAAGGTGCCGAAATCAGAGACCTTGGCGGTGATCTGATAATCGGTAGTCAGCACCATGTCGCCAGCGATCACCTCAGTCGGCTGATCGAGAATGACGTTTCCTGTTGTGCTGCCTGCTGTGGCAGACACATTGAAATCACCCAGGAACACTCCCAGATCGTCAGCTAGAGCGTCAAACGCCATCGGCCTTAGGTTTCCGCTTGGGCTTGGGCTTCGGGGCCTCTTGCTCAGATGCCCGCTCGGCTTTACCCATTTTGATCAGGGTGTCGCCGTCTTTGTTGGTGACGTCATAGGTCTTGCCAACTTCAAGGGCAACACCTGAAGCCATGCAGCTTCTAATGCAGAGAATTTTCATAAGAAAAAAAAGGGGCCGTTGCCGGCCCCCTCCTCAGAATCAGGCGTCAACGTCTTCGATGGACGCGAACGATTGAGCGTGGCGAACAGCAACGTCGAACGTGACGATGCCGCGAACAGAGGTCAGCGCCTTAGCGAAGTCATCGCTATCTTCGCCAACAACGATTTCAAGACCGTTGCCGTAAAAGCCAACCATGGCCTGACTGAAGTCACCCATGACAGCAGCCGAAAGGCCGGTGCCGGTGCCCTTGGTCAGGTTGGAAGGCAGGGCGTTGGTGACGGCAATGGGGTAGCCGTTCAGGGTCAACGGGGTAGGACCGCGACCGATGGCCTGCAGGTCGGCGTTGAACAGGAAGGAACCGTCACCAGCAGCAGAGCCGCCCGCTCTGAGCTTTTTGAGGGCTCCCATGGTTTTCGCGTTCACCACATAAGCGGCGCCGGAAATCAGAGCGTTGTCTTGAGAGACTTCGGTTTCAAGGTCAACCATGGCTTCCATGGTCACAGCGCCGCCGTTGGTACCGATAGCAACGGAACCAATGCCGGTGGTGTTACGGATGCCGGTGGGCTGGCCGGAGGAACCGGAGCCGTTCAGAATCGCAGCGTCGATAGCAGCGTTAATGCCATCGGTGAGATCGCGGCGGATCAGCTCTTCGATGCCAGGGGTGCCTTGCAGCAGGGTCTGGCGGGAATACTTGCTGAGTGCAGCAAGGTTCTTAGGCGACATCGTCACCTGATCGAAGGTGCTCTCTGCCTGAGTGATCGCGGTGGTCTCAGTGGAGAGGTAGCTGGTGGAAGCAACACCGGAGCGACGAGGAATAGCAACGTCACCCACCAGGCCGGTCAGGGTCTGAACGCCCAGGCCAACCACGGGGGAAGCATTCCGCAGGGCTTCGATGAAGTCATCAGCCAGCAGATCGGTAGCAACCAAGTTGCCGCCGGTGGTAGCGCCAGAAGTAACGTAGGTGGCGCGTTGGCTCAGAGCCGAGAAAGGAACAAAGAAGCTGCGCTCACCGGTCAGGGTCAGACCGGAGCTGCGAGCAACTTCCTGGCTCAGTTCACGAACCAGACCAGCGCCGTGGCTGCTCCAGTCACCGCTCAGCAGAGCGCGGACGCCATCCATGATGGAGTAGCGCTCTTGAACCTTGGCGCTCAGATCAACGGGGGCCACGGTCTCAACAGGCTTGGCGCCGATGCGCTCAAGCACAGCCTCACGGGCCACGTCGAGAGACGAACCGTTTTCGATCAGCTGATCAGCCAGCTCACGCATTTCATGCTTAGAGCAAAGCTCTTGGATGTTGCGAATACGGGTGCGCTCGGCGGAAGCTGCTTTTTTAGAAGCTTCCTCGCGCACCACGCTGATGTCGGGTGCAGTAGACATTGGATCTTCTGAAACGGGGGTTTTCAGTGGTGCGACGCGAGCCGCAGGCTGTGCCTCATCGGCACTTCCTTGATCAATTGTAGGCTCGGCCAACAATGACCTTCCCACGCCAATTTTGGGGTCGGCGGGTACAGAAACCACGCTGATTTCGTAGGGCTCCCAATTGGTTGCCACAAACTCTCCATTGCGCTCTTCCATCTCCTTAATTCGGTATCCAACGGAGATATTGCGCATAATGCCATCCTTGACATCTGCCAAAACTTCCTGAGCGAATGCGTTGCGGCTGAAGCGAACTTTGCTAACGCCTTTCTTTTTGCCCTCGTCAAGGTAGGCGCGCTCAACAACACCGATCGGCCGATCCATATCGTGATTGAACAGCAGCGGGGCGCCGTCGTTCAATCGGCCAAGATCAATGGCCCCAGAGTCGTGGCTAAGAACTTCTAAGCCAAAAGAACGCTCAACTGGGTATTCAGACGAAAAGCTGAATTCAAAGGTGCGCTCTTCCTGCTCTTGAAACTCGGTTTCGCCTGCACGCTTATACAGCTGGGGGGCAAAGCGCAGAGCTTCAATTTTTGTAAGAGTTGAGAAGCGGTGGCCAACCTTAACGTCGGTGGCTTCCCAGCCCTCGTCACCTTCGCGATAAACGGTGATCAGGGCAGCCGGATCATCCTCGTCACCGTTGACGGTGAATTCAGAATCAGGGACGTCGATTGTGCCGTCGCGCTCAATGCGATCAATCCGGCCTTTAGCCATGCCGCCAGAGCTGTCCCATTGAACGAAGCTACCAACGCTCAATTCACCGGGCTCAGCTCTGACCTCTAATTGATCAGACATGATTTAGGCGCAATTTCCCTGAGTCTATCCAGCACCTTCGTACCCCATGTCGGCTTGATTTTCTGCGTCTTCACCTGCAGGGGCTGGGGTATCGCCAAAAGCATCAATGCTTCCGACGGGTTTGTATTGGCTAGCCCCAGAACCATTGACTGCGCTGGGGTCAGTGTCGGTGATGATGTTCATCTGATCGAGCTTGGCAAGCTCGGCCTGACGTGCAATCAGCAGCTCATCCAAATCCCCGCCATTTTCTGCCACACAATCAGCAAGCGTTTTGAAGCCGCTGCGCACAGCGTCCTTCATTGCGCTGATTTCTTTCTGCGGATCGACGTAGGAATAACCGCGGAAAACCCAACGCACTGCTTGGTAGCGCTCGGGCTCGGTTTCGTAAGTAGGCAGATTTAAGACACCGCCAAGCACCGCCATTTCAAGCCAAGCATCAAAAACGGGCTGATAGAACTGATCCCGCATCATCTGCTGGATAGACCGCCAAGTGTCGCGGTCCTGCAGAAGGGCTAAACGGCTGCTGCTGTAGTTGCTTTGGCTGTAATCACCCGAAAGCACTTCGTAGGAACAACCAATGCCGGAAGCCAAGGCGCGCAGCTGAGCGCGCAAAAACGGCTCGTATTCACCCGAAGGCGAATCCATATCAGGGATCGAAACGGTTTCCCCGGGTTGCAGGTAGTGAAAGCGCCCAGGCTCCATGCCCGTCACGCGCTCGCCGTCATAAACCTCACCGCCGGGATCAAGCTCACCCTCAGGCGATGAGATGAAGCCCATTAATGCAGAGCTGGCGCGGGCACGCACAACGCTTGCCTGCTCCCAACCCTCAACGTGATGCATCCGCTGCATTGCGCTTGCAAGCCACGGCACACCGCGGGTTTGGCCAGGGCGTGCCGACGTCCGATCAAAGAGATGCACAACATCCTTCGCCGGAACGATGATGTGGCGTTTGTCGGGGTTGCCGGTAGGGAACGCAGTGTCTCCCGGGTGACGCGTAAGGAAGGCGTAGTTGACCGGGCGGCCAAACTTATCAAGCTCTACGCCAAGCTTCCAAACGTTGCCCGGGGTGCGTGATGGGGAGTTGTAATCCTCGTCCAGCTGGTCAGCTTCCAGCACTTCCAGAGCAAACCTGATCTTGCTACGCCCAAAGCTTTGACGCACAAAGCGAATAAACACCTCGCCGCTCTCGCACATTGACGAGACCGCAAGCTTTTCAATATCGCTAAAGCAGAGCTGCCCAGCGGTGTTGCAGCTGTCTTTACGACCCCAAGCCGCCCAAGCTTTTTCAATCTGCTCATTGATGCGGGTATCAAGCCGCCCGCCGCGCTGACGCATCACCTGCCCTTGCAGCCTGACGCCAGTCCCAACAACGTTGTTGCGGACTACGCGAAT